CCTTTTCAGAAAGGTTGTCGACTTCTTCGCTTGCTGGAGCTAAATAATCAATTAATTTAACAACACCATAAGCTAAACCTCCTATAGCAAGAGCAGCTAATACAACCGGATTCCTTGCTAAAAATGCTAATGCAGAGTTCAAAGATCCTATTGCAATAACCAAAGGGCCAATTGCTGCGGTTATAGCTACAATATTAATTATTAGATTTTTAGTTTCTGGATCTAAATCTTTTAGATATGTTGCAAGTTCTCCAAAAAGAACAGTTGCTTTCTCTATCATTGGCGATAGAACTTGACCGAATTCAATAGCCGCGGCTTCTGCTGCCGACTTCATTCTAAACATAGCTCCTTGAAGAGTCTTGTCCATTATAGCGGCCATTGATTCTGCAGACCCAGCAGCGTTTTCAAATTCAGCTGTTAACGGTTCAATTTGCTCTATGCCTTTTCCTAAAACTATAAGTGCAGTTTGCGCTGTTCTACCAACCTCATCCATTGCAACGTCAAGACCTAATCCTTTTTTGGCAAGCTTAGCTATTGCATTTGATGTTCCGCCACTAGTCGTGCCTAAATCTGAAATTATACGCCTTAATGATGTACCTGCTTGAGATCCTTTGATTCCGTTATTTGCAAGAACAGCTAACATGGCACTAGCTTCTTCAAGTGAAATACCTGCCGCAGATGCAACAGGTGCTACATATTTCATTGACTCTGAGAAACGATCTAAGTCAAGCGCAGATGAACTGAAAGACTTGGCCATTACATCAGTTACGCGTAGCATTTGATCGGCATCTAATCCAAACGCTCTTAATGTGCTACCGGCAACCTCAGCACTTTTTGCTAAGTCCTCACCCGTTGCAAGTGCCAAGTTTAATGTGGCACCGGTTATTTTTTCAATTTCAGCTGCAGAGAAACCTAACTTTGAATAGTTAAGCATTAAATCAGAAACCTCAGAAGCTGTAAACCTTGTAGTAGCGCCAAGATCTTTTGCTAGTTGATTCAAAGCTTTAAACTCCGCTCCTGTAGCACCACTTACTGCGTTAACCTTTGCCATTGATTGCTCAAAACTTGCAAAAGTCTTAACCGCTAAACCTCCCATAGCAACCAATGGCGCAGTAATAGAAGCTGTCATAGTAGTTCCAATCCGCTTCATTTTAGCAGCGGTTTGCTTTAGACTTCTTTCTAAATTTTGACTTGAAGTTGAAAATGCTTTTAAGTCAAAGCCTGCGCGTATATTTATCTGCTTTCTTGCCATTTATTTGAACCAGTTAGGTTTTTGTTTTTTCAATTGTTCTATTTCTGCTTTAGTCCACGCGTTGTTGCCAGCTCCTTTTTTGTCTTCTTGCTCCCACTCAAACTTTATCAGGTCTTGTGGTTTGTGCATCCTTTTGTTTCCGGCAGATTTAAGAGTTACGAAAGAGACAAATCTTGCCGTTTCCCATTGTGTTCTTGCCTTTACTCCTTCGCCTATCGTGTGCCCTACGTAGGCATCGAATATGGCCGCCATTGTGTATTCGTCAAGTGATAGTGGGGATTGCTTTAGAACGCCTAATACAAACCCCCTTATCCAATGAACCAATGGCAATTTTACTTTTTTGCCTCTTTGCCCATGTTATTAAGAGCCGCCATGTCTTCTTGCATTGCAGAAGTGAATACATTAATAAGCGAAAAGTCTTCGTCAATAGCATCGATTATAAAGTCCTTTGTGATCTTTTCACCTGCTGATGCTAAACCACAATATGCTATGTCTACTAAAGTGCTCATTGTTATGTTGTCACCAATTGCTGACACACTAGCTCCTGTTTCTCTTTCGTACATTAATAAAGCCTTGAATCCGAATTTAAATTTGTACTCCTTGTTTTTAATTTTAATCATTTTTGTGTATTTTAATTTTAATTTGTTGTGTGTTTGCAAGTTATCATGTAAAAAAAAAGGTGGGCAAAATACCCACCCCTTAAATCACACATTAACAAAGATAAAAACTAAACTGTTGCTTTTGTAACCGCACCAGTTCCTTCAAAAGAAACTGAAAAGGTGCTTGATTCCTCAAGTCCATCAGTTCTTCCTAATGATGTAATGTGACAAGATCCGCTATACTCGACGTCACCAGTTACGTCAGTTGTCCATGTTACAACAACAGCTTCACGAGTCACGTAAGCGTCATAAAGATCTGTAAAACCGTATGTTGCATCTTCTGCAAAAAAACCTTCACCGCTTCCAGAAAAAGATCTTTGTCCTTCTAAACTCTCTTTCCATCCTGCTGAATCCTTTGTGCTTGCATCGCGTGTTGCCATGTCAAAAGTCAAAGAGTTTGATGTTAGGTGTGCAACTGTTACACCTGCTACTTGTATTTTGGCGATTGTGCCATTCAATATTCCTGTACTTGCCATTTTTTCTATATTTTAAACAAATTTAATTTTCTTTACTTCTTTACTTTAGTAATTTTTTTAACTTTAGGTTTCTCTTCGTTGTCAAACGCAACTTCAAGGATATGTTCAACTTTCTCTTCTTGAGTATAGTCTCCAAATTCTTTTGCTGCACCAAACTCAATTAACTCTGCGCCAAGCTTATTGCTGACGCGTAACTCTGTGCCTGACTTAAGTATTCTCCTGGCAACTGCATAATCTCTAGTTAGTATTATTCTCATAAATTTAATTTTTCTGCTTTTTTATAAATGTACCTCTCTAATTCAACACTCATTTTTGTATTAACAGAACCTATTAGCGGCCCTGCTGCATCACCAATAAAATCATTTTTTGGGACATTGTAGTTCCATAAGTATCCATATTGAATAAAGAAAGCATAGAAACCATCGTTTACTTTATTGCTTCCTTTTCTTGGCCCAATTAGAACGTTTGGGTAACGTTTAGATGGACTTGTTTTTATGGCCATTGATTTCTTTAAATTCTCTGGATAGTACACTCTATCTCTAAATTTAATGTCTTCATCGGCAACAGGAGTGTTTGCTTTTACTGCTGCTAAAATTGGCTTTACTTGCTGCCTTAGAATTTTTATTATTTCTAGGCGCTTCATTCTATCATTAGTCAATTTTTTTATTTCACCAATGACTCCATGTAGACCTTCTATTTGTACTTCGTTCATAGTTTTCTTGTCGCGGTCAACCACAATGCTTCACGGTCCAACTCTTGTATCTCTAATATGTCGTAATAATTAGAATTATAAACTATTCGCATGCTTTCATTAATCCCTGCAAAGTATCTAATTTTAAACTTTACTTTGTTAGTTGCGGTTACTTGATCTGCGTCTACTGTTTCAGTACCGCTTACTCTTTGGACATTGGCAAATGCATTGTGAAAAGTATCCCAAGTCGTGGTGTACTCGCCAATTGCATTAGTTGCAAAATTCTGTACTTGTATAGTTATTTTCCTATCTAATCTGCCGATGTTCATTATATTTCTGTTCTTTGACTAACAAGTGAAAGTTGGTACATAGTGCCGCGTGAGATAACTCTACCTGCTTGACCTATCAATTCATTTTGTCTATTTTCAAACATGTCAGCAACTAACATTCTAAGTGCTTGTTTAACCATGGCGTCTGTGTTTTCAAGAGTAGTTATTTCTACCTCTATGGCAAAATCTTTAACATACAAGCTAGGCAAGTTTCCTTTTAATTCTACATAAGAATACAGGCCGTTGTTCCAAAAATAGTTATCTGTGCTTAGTAAAGTCCTTGTGTTATCTAAATCATAGTAATAAATAGCTAATGTATCAACTTTAGCAACGTCAACACGAAAATCATCCCACTCTTGCATATAACCAAGAACAGATCCTTTGACAAGAATAGCTGTCTCGTTATACAGCCAAACATGAGCGCTTGCTAAATAGTCATTAATGAGATCGTCAAATGAATCATCAAGAATGTTAAGGTGTCTTTTGGCCTCTGCTAATGTCAAAGCCCAATTTTCAACCGGAGTATAAGCTGTTGTTTTTTTATTTCTTATCATTTTTTATTGTAAAAAAAAAAAGGGATGGGCAAAACACCCACCCCTTCAATATTAGTTATTCGTTAAGACTAACCGAATGTACCTACGCTGATAGCTGCATCCTGCACAAGTGCTGCGTCCCAGTAAGAATTAAGGATCAATCTGTTTGTTCCTTTAATTGCTTGGGTATAAGGATCCATAAGGATTTCCATTCCGCCAAACTGAGCAACTTGAACTTTTGAGAAGTCACCATAGTAAACCGCAGGGTTTGTGATGTCAGCAATTTGATTACTAAATTTAGCCATCATGCCCATTATCATTTCGTTAACTATTAAAGGATTTACACCAGAAACCTGTGCTGCTTGATAAACATCGCTAAACAAGTCGTTAGATATTGCAAAACCTAAGTTTCCTCTGTTGTGGTTGTTTCCTTGTACTTCTTCAATCAAAGCCAAAACTAAAGCGCTTATTGAAGCGTTAGTTACTGGAGTTTTACCATTACCTAAGTAAGCAAATGCTCCATTAGCAGAATCATCTGTAAACATAGCGTATTCAACTTTTGCAGCAACTGCTTGAGCAATTGAATTTCTAAGTGCAGTTTCTAAAGAACTGTTTGCTTGTAATGCCGCTTGTTTTGAGTAATCAACGTAAGCTGCAAGTCTACGAGGCGCAAGATCTTTTTTAGACATTGCAGCGCCACCATCAATTGCGTCAGAAACTTCTGTTTCCCACTGAGTGCTAACGGCTCCAAGAATTGGAATACGTTGGTCTGTTGATGTTGCTATTCTTGTAACTCCAAGATCACCTAAGATAGTGTTTGCATAAACTGCGTCAACGAAAGATTGTTGCTCAATACCAGATGTTCCGTTTTCAGTTATTACAGCTCTATTTAAGATCATTGAAGGAATAACAATACCGTTAGAAGATCTGCCAATTGAATGCATTTCCTTTTCACCTTCTTGAGCCATCTCAGCTTCAACACCTTCTAATTTACCACCAAATGCGGCTCTAACTGCTTTACCAAAAGAAAAGTCTCTTAGTATTTCTTTTTCTTCTTTACTTGCTGATGCAACTGGTGCGCCACTTAAGTTTGCTGCTTTCATTCTTATTTCTTCTAATTTTTCTGTTTTCGGTAGCTCATCAACTAAAGTTGTAAGTCTCTCCATGTTAGTGTCAAAAGACACTTTTTCTTCATCGCTAAAGTCTCTATTTTCAGAAGAAACCAAAGTTTCTAGTGAATCAAGGATGTTTTTTACGTTTCCGATTTCCTCTCTTATTTCTAAACTATTTTTCATTTTATGTATTTTTTAATTACAGTACAAAAATTCTACTTTTTACTAAAGGTATTTTGTAACTATTTTAACTTTGGCGTAGTTGCGTAAAGCTGCTTTTGTTTCTGCACTCATTTCAACCGGAGCTTCAATTACTTCTTCAACATTTTCCAAAGTCTTTTTTAGTTCATCCCC